GTCGTTGCGATGCAGGGCCGCATTGGAAATCTGTTTTGCCGTCAACCCTGTCACGCCCGAGACGCTCAGCGAAAGGTCGGTCAGGATCGTGTCAGGGATCAGACCGAGCTGCGCGATGTACGCCTCGAGCATCTTGCGCAGCTCGCTACCTGGGGCCAGCGTTGATGCCATGTCCATAAGGGACGTGATCATCGTCTGGTTCTTGAGCTTGGCGATCTCGTTCTCGTCGGTCAACCCTGAGACCGCCACAGCCTGCTTGGCGAGCGCATCGGCAGCATCGAACGCCTTGGTCGCCTGATCCTCGATGACGACGTTGTACTCGTCGGTACTGGCCTTCAAACCTTTCAGGCTGCCATCAAGCCCTTTCAATCCAGCCCGATAATCGGTGACCGCTTTGTCGGCAGCAAACTTCGTGTCGAACTTCGCCCGGACAGCGTCGGCACCGTGGAGGATTGCCTCGGTCGTCGCCTTGATCTTCTCCTCGGCGATCTTCTGATAGCGAATCTGTTCCTGCAGACCGGCGTTGTACTGCTCGGTCGCCTTCGTCGCCTTGTCGGTCGCTGTAGCGCCGTCGAGCAGGGCCTTGTTCGTGTTGACGACAGCCGGCTGCACGTCATAGGCGGCGTCGATCAACACCTGCAGCTGCGTCGCAGCGTTCACGGCGCCGTCACCGAACTGATCCATGCCGTCCTGGGCGAGCTTGCCACCCATCAGGTTTGACATGATCTTTGCTGTCGCCTCGGCAGACAGGCCGAGATGGTTCACGACCGCCGTGATCGTCTTGTACTGGTCGCCGGTCATGGCTGCGTTGAGCGCGACCTGATGGAAGGCTTCCATAACGCGAGTTGTGTCAGCTGTCGCCAGACCTAGATCGGATATTGCTCGGGCGACCTCGTCTGTCGAAACCTTGACCCTGTCTTCGTGGCCCCAAAGCATTTTGGCAACCTCGACGATTCCGAGGATCGTGCCAGCGATCAGGGTCAATTCGGGCAGCGACATTGACACCGACTCGCCAAGCCCGATGACAGCGAGACGCATCGCCTGGAACGCTTTTACGGCGGTGATGCCGATCGTGCCGAACACGACGATATTGGCGATCAGGTGCTGTGTCCCGGCCCCGAGATGGTTGAACCAGCCGAACAGGGCGTTGGCGATGTCGGCGAGCTGCATCAACACCGGCAGTAGAGCGGTACCGACCGACTCTTTCAGATTCTGGTACTGGATGCCGAGCGCTTTCAGGCGGCCTGTCTGACTGTCTGCAGCTGCAGCAGCCTGCCCGGAAAACATCTGGATCAGCTGCTGCTGTACGTCAGCGAACGACGCCGTGTCACCCGTTGCCGTCTTGACGTTGATGCCGAGGTCTTTCAGACCCCGCATCTGGCCGCCCATCGCCTTCACCAGCGCAACGGTGACTTCTTGCAGCCCCCTGCCGGAACCGGCCGAGACATCGAGGGCCAGCTGCATCAAGGACTGGGCTTTGCCGACGTCCTTGGTGGCACGGACAAGGGTCTCGAACGCCGGCCGCAGCTCGTCATCGGCGACAGCAAACTGCTTCTCCATTGTCGCAATCGACTTCTCGACAGCGTTGACCTGCTCCCGGTTTGCGTGGACGACGTTCTGCAACGTCTTTGCAAGACGTTCCTGGGCCCGCTGATCCTCGAGAGCGGCCTTGATCGAGTCCTTGGCGAACTTGAGAACCATGCCGCCAGCGAACGCACCGGCAAGCGCTCGCTGCACGCCGCCCAGCTTCTTCTCAAAACCGGCAAGACCTGTCTCGGCCTGCTTGACAGCGCCGTTCATCCCCTTGGCGTCGCCAATGATCCTGACGAGGATGTCTCGGTTCACGGTTCCGGCCATCAACGCCCCCTCAGTGGTCTTGTGTGGCGCACCAGTGCTCAATCGTGAGCACCTCGCCAAGAGTCATGTTTGCGACATCCCACGGCCGCAAACCGAAAGTTCCCCAAAGCACCGGCCAGAACTTGACCAGCCGATGCCTCACGCTTCCGGGTCGAAGCCCTCGGGGGTTTCCAGCGGCTGGTTGATGACGTCAGAGATTGACGTGCCCAACAGGTCACCGAAGGTGATGCCGTTGAACCAGTCGTCGAGCTTGCATTCGGGATGGTCCCGTTTCCAGACCACCCAGGCGTTCACGGCGACGATCTCGATCAGGTCGGGATCGGTCAGCTGTGCGAGCGCTTTTTTGGCAACGTTGCGTTCGGCGAGCGTGAACCCGAGAAGGTTCAGCTCGATCTCGGTCGGTTCGGTTTCACCCGGTGGGGTGATCGTTATTGACGTTGATCCTGCAGTGGCTGTGTTGCTCATGCCGCTTTCCCCCTGGCGATGCGTTCTATTTCGTTTACGTACTGCTGGACGATCTTGCCGCGAGTCGCACGGATCGCCGGGAACAGGAAGTAGCCGGCGTTCTGTTTGTTGCCCCGCCACGGCTTGAAGTAGTTCCAGCCGAGCCTGCTGATGTGGGTTACCTTCACGGCGACCGACGACCAGTTGCTCATCTTCCGAGTCCGTTTTGACACGGTGTCGTTGCCGGACCGTGTCTGATCCTCGACCCGTCGGATCACCTTGTTGATGTCCTCGCCCTGACGCACGATCGTGCGCCGGCCGCCCGTGTTCTTCGTCAGGTGGCGGCGATTGTGGTGGGCACCGAACTCAGCACCGAGACCGATCGGGCGTTTGCCCTGTTTCGGGGTGTCCACCATCGCCGACAGGCGAACCTGTACGGCGCTGGTGGACGACGACCCTTTGAGCCTTGCGGCCGTGTCACGTTCCTGACGTGACCGGGCCAGACCGGTAGCGGTATGGATGACCTGTTCGCCGAGCTGCTTGTTGTGCTTCCCGAGCTGACCGAGCAGCTGTCGGTCGCCGAGCTCTTTGAGCATCGCCCGTATCTCGCGCGATCCCTCGACCGAGACCTGCAGCCCTTTGTTGACGGGCATCAGTAGGTGCCGACGGTCACCGCACCCGTGACCTGCAGCGACACGCTGAAAGTAAGGACGTTCGCGACCTGTGCGTTGATCTCGTAGGACTCGACAAAGGCGCTGCCGGAGAACTTGACGTTGCCGGTGGTGGTGCCGGCCGGGCCGTACACCCAGGCCGACGACGATGCCGAGCCGAGGAGGGCTGAGACGACGGTGTGGAGCGACGAGTCGTACTTGCCGCTGATCGTGATCTTCGACCCGTTGCGGAGACCGCCGATGTAGGTCTTGCTGGACGCGCCGAACGTCGTCGTCTCGAGCATGTCGGTGGCGTTGTCGACGCCTCCGACCGTGTCGACGTAGGCGCTGATGTCGGTTCCGGCGAGCGTGAACTGCGCCGACTTGGCTGACACAAAAGCCATGTGGGTATCTCCTTGGTGATGTGCCAGTGGTCTGGCGGTTGGGGATCGCAGGGGCGGCGCACACAGCGCCGCAGACGCCCGTCAGGCGGGCGTGAACTGGATGGGGCCGGTCAGTAGGTGCCGGCAGATGCCTGCACGGTGAACGACGGCGTGGTGCCGCTGACCGTCCACTGAATGCGCAGGTAGCGGGCAGCCGAACCGGTGCCGGTGATGACTTGCGAACCGATCGCTGTTGCAGCCGTGAAACTGCCGAGCGTCGTCCAGGTCGAGTTGTTCGTCGATTGCTGTACGACAGCGGTCAGGCTCGGTGTGGTGCCCGAAACGGCAGTGATGTGCAGGTGTGCAACCCAGCCGGTCGTGGTTGCAGCGCCCGTGTCAACACTGGTGCCGTTAGCGGTTGCGCTGACAGCAGCCAGATCGGCGAGGCTGTAACCGAGATCGGGGGCCGACGCTGCGCCGAGAGCGAGCGAATACTCGACAGCGTTCTCCACCTGGGCCTTCACCTCGTAGGTGATTTCCTTTGCGGGGATGAGCCACACCGGGTTGCCAACCGTGAAACCGGCGACAGCCACCGATGCGGGCACTGTGGTGGTTGCCGACAGCGGGCTCGTCATCTGGTCGAGCACCGAACCGGTGCCGGTCGTGTTGTCGAACACGCCGTCGATGCTCAGCGTCCACTCGTTGATGCCGGGCACGAACGCCTTGCTGGTGTCGGCGAGCGTCGTGACGTCGATCATGTTGGCGTTGAACGTCGGGGATGCCGACTTGATCGTCGATGCGATTGCGTTAGCGCCGTACAGGACGCGCGTCGACTGGGAGTTGACGAAAGCCACGGGGGCTCCTTAGGCGTAGAGGGTGATCGTGAACTCGGTGCCGAGGAACGACGTGCCGTCGGGCCGGTCGAGTGCTTGCAGGCCGGTTGCTTCGGTCACACGGCAGGCACCGCAAATACCGCCGAGCGTCGGGTCGGTCTCGATAGCGGTCTTCACCGAACCGGTGCCGTGACCGGCGATCCATGCCTCAATGCGGGCCTGAGCAGTGCGGTCGTCGGAACGGCCGGAGATGAACACGGCCGAGAAGCGGTACTCGTCGCTGCCACGGGCAAACGTCGAGTCGTAGTTGACCGACTGCAGCTCGATGATGACCGCAGGCGGGATCGGGGCGTCCGGCAGGTTCTCGTAGACACGCACACCGAGCAGGGATGACATGGCGTCAGCAAGGCCGGTACGCAGCTCGGCGATCGTGGCAGGCATCAGGCGACCGCCACCAGGGCGAACGGCTGGATGAGCTGCTGGATGTCGGGGTCGAGCGAACGGACCATGACCGCACCGAGATCACCGAAACCGGCGATACCGAGCGGGCTGTCGAAACGCCGGAACATTCGGATCACCATCAGCCGTGTCGCTTCGCTGATCTCGGGCGGCACCGACGGCCAGCCCCAGGTGCCGGTGATCTTGATCGTCGCCTTGCCCGACGTCGAGATGTTGAACCGGTTCGCGCCGACAGCCCGCAACAGGCGGACCGGTTTGCCCTGCACCGTGTTGTTCAACGGCTCGAACTGGTACGAGCTCGACGACCACAGGGTGGCGTAACCGTTCGACTCGTCGTCGTCGGTGCGCACAGCAACCGTCAGGCCGGCGCACAGGTCGTCGATCGGGACCGTGTAGTTGTTGTGCGCGACGTAATAGCGGTCGCCTGCCGACTGGGCGAACACCCGGTTGCAGGCGTTGTCGATACGCGACGACGCAGCGCCGATCACCGACTGGATCAGGTCGTCGTCAACGCTGTCGGCGATACGGACCGCCGACTTGACGAGCGACAGCGTCGTGTAAGCCGACGTCACTTGGCAGCCTTGCCTTTCGGCACCGATGCTGTCTCGGCTTGCGGTGTGGCGTCAGCGGTCTCGACAGCAGGCTGACCGCCTGCGCGCTTGATCTCGGCCTTGATATCTGCGGCACGGGCAGCGTCCTTCAAGGACTCTGCGTGTACCAACTCGGCCTTGAGTGCGTCGAGATAAGTCATTGCGGGTTTCCTTCCGTTGGGCAGGGCGGGCCGAAGCCCGCCCTGCTGTCACGTTGCGTCAGGCTCAGTAGCCGGACTGGACGACGAGGCCCGTTCCCGTGATCGCCGAGATGGCGGTCGGGAAACGGTGGGCGATCGCCGCGTAGCCGTGAACGCGGAAGCGCACGGTCAGGTTCGCCGACA